AAACGATTATACTCTTGCTCAAGATTCATTCTCCGATTAAGAGTTTTAAGTTGATCATTTGAAAGCTCTTTCGAACTCTTCTTACGAAGTTTTTGACTCTCTTTATAATCAGAACTATACTTCGAAGATCGCTTAGAAGTTTTAACTCGACCCTTACTCTTCTTACGAACTCCCCATTTCATTCCAAGAACTCCGTAATGAGCTAAATATGGAGGATAATACTCATTCATTTCTAACCTCCTCTACTTCCATAAGTAAACGCCATTCGATTTCTTTTGCTTGCTCGTTAAGAGCCTGGAGGACATATGAGCTTGTAGGAGGATCAAACAAATTACGAACTTTTATATAAATATAAGTTTTAACACTGTTTACATCTTTAAAATCTTTTACCAAAGATGACCAGGTGTCATTAACTCCAGAAATACTATAGTCAGAATAGCAAACTCCTAATTGACTCAGTGCCTGAATAACCGAATTAATATTTACAATAATATCAGTGTCGAATGCATCATAAGAGGCATCAAGTCCAAGCATTTTCTTTATGGTGTTTAAAATACTATCATCCATCAGACCTCCTCTTCATAAAATATAGGTATATCATAGAGTTTTGCTATCTCATGCTCTACTTTGCAACCACGGGCTTTATCCCACCCTTTTGTAAAATAGGCGCAGTCCACTTTGGACATAGCCTCAACTGCATGACCTAAAAACCAAATAGGAATACTTTTAATTCCATCATTATTTAAATCCTTATCCATGCCATCGTAATTAAAATAACTATTAATTACAGTATAGCCTTTATCTCTAAGATTTTCTATAGCATTATTTCGAACTTTCATAATATCATCATCAGAAAGACCATTCATTGGCTGAGAAATCATAGCAAATTTGATGGCATGCTTTTTCATAAGAATATAAACTCCTTAATTAAATAGCTCTAAAATTTTATAATTATTATTTAAAAATAAGGAAAACCCATTAAATTCTCCAGTGCTTTTGTTTATAGAATAAAAAGGATCTATTATCCCTTCTATTTCATCATCAAAAAAACACTTGAAAAATATATAGACCATTATATTCAATGCTTTTTTGAATTCTTCCATTAGGTAATTTCTTTTTAATTAATACTTCAGCATCATTAACATTAAGCATTTTCAACCCACTTACTTAAAAAGTCCATATCTAACTGTTTATTATCCAATCGAGTATAGCTTATGGTCGATAATCCTTCAACAATTTTAGAAAATTTATCAGAATCATACGTTTTTCCAGTTTGACAATCAAACACATATGTTTTTCCGTTTATAATCTCCCAGGCCATGCTATGACCTCCGCCAGATTTGTATTTCATAGAAAGTTCTCCTCTAGCCCTGTTTGGGTTTTGAGAAGCTATAGCATTAAATATAGTATCTGACTCGTAATGCTCCTTAGATGCTAACGATCCTTTTGAACCAATCATTGAAAGATAATTAAAATTCTTATAATTATAAATGTCGTGAACATCTTGATTCAGAAACTTTGTTACTTTATTTGAATTAACGTTTTTATCAAATAAGTAATTCTTAGCAAATGAAAGATTGGTTTTAGTAACTCCGCCTTGTTTTCCTGACATAGTTGCATCGGCACTAGATACCATAGTTTGTCCAGTCGCATTTAAAGTTTTTGTAGCCTTAACATCAAAACCTCTACGTTGTAATTCATATGCAAATGTACAACGTTTACAATTATTAGTAGTTCCTATTTTCCCATAATTGGGGTTTATTGTATGATTAGATACTAAATTGTTAGATATATCTTCTAATGATGCATTTTTATTAGATATTATAGAATTGTTTTTATTAAAAGAAACTACTCCATTATTAAGCAATAAAGCTTTTCCTTTAGCAGCGGCTTCATAAAAACCTCCACTATCAGCAATCTTATAAGCGGCATAAGCGGCAACTATAACTCCTCCAACAATAGCCGCCTTTTGCTTTCCTGTAAGTTTTCCCTCTCGTTTTAAATCTGCTATTTTTTATTTTTCTCTTTTTTACGAGTAAGAGAACTGATCTTTAAGTTTGTTTGAATTTTTCCTAATGTATTATTAGAATTATAATTTTTCTTAAGTTCATCGATATCTCTTTGATTTTTGGATGCCTTATTCTCAAAAATAGAAGCCTTTTTATTCCGCTTATCTTGAAGAGCTTTTCCTTTAGAGGTTAAAGATCCATTTTTATTCTGATATTGTCTAATTCCCCAATGCATTCCTAAAATTCCATGATGCTCTAAATAATCTGGATATGTATACAAAATGAATCACCTCTATTCAAATGAATCGCGATTAAGTTTAAAAGCAATATAAGCATCCATCATAGCCGCAACCGCATCTATCTTATCCTGATGGCGTTTCTTATAAAGCTTTCTATTACCATTAGTATCTTCAAGAGTTATAGCATTACCCATGCAAAAGCACATAAGTTCTTCATCAAATATAAGACGACGATTCTCTGAAAGCTTCTTTAATTCTCCAAGAGGAACGCTTTCTGTCTTAGATCCCTGAATAACTTTCTCTATTCCATAAGGACCATTCTCTTGAGCCCATCTAGCAACAAAATCTTTAGAGTTATAAGGATCATAACCAAACGATCGAATATCATACTCATTATCTATAATGTACTTTTCTAGATCGTCATAAACTTCTTCCATATCAAGAGCAACGCAATCTAAAACCATTAAAGATCCTTCTTGCATAAACTCTTGATACTTAATTCTTGTAGCCGGAGTAAGTTTATTCATAGTATCTGAAGAAATATAGCACCGAGTCTTAATTCCGTAATTCTCTCCAGACAGCGGAAACAGAAAAGTAAACGCACAGAAATCATCGCCTTGTGAAAGGTCTGCACCCATAGAGCATGGCATCTGCCAGAAAGATTGTGACCTATGAGGAAGAGTCTCTTCGTAAGTAAAGTAATAGGTATAACCTTCCATTGGTATACCAAATCGCTTTGCTAAAATATCATTACGAGTAGCCGGAGCATTCTCAGCTCGTTCAACGTCTAACTGATAAGTTTCATAAGAAACTGTCTTACCAATGTTGGGGGCAGCTTTCATCCACATTGCAGGATTAGCCACTTCATTAATGTTGTCCAATTTGTAATACCAAATAGAAACATGAGGATTCTTATAGTCACCCTTAAGAATGTCCATTAATTCCATTTTGATTGTGTCACCAGTACTATTACGAATAGTACCTTCTGAACTAGTAGCAACTATCAAATAGTCATCAAGCTTTGATGCGCCCTGCTCTATTGCACCTATAACATCTTCACGAACGTCGCCAGAAAGCCACTCATCAACAGTAGCAATCTTTGGCCTAGATCCTTGAAGCTTATCAATAGACATAGGACGTGATTCAATAATAGATCCAGTTAAAAAGTTCTCGATTCCCTTTTTAGTAGACGCAAGCTTAACCCTATTAGCCTTAGATCCAGTGGTATTCTGAAGTGAACCGTCGGTGAGAAACTTAAACAATGGGCCGCGAGCCCTTGTGATGGCAGTTCGTAATGGAGAAAGAACTTCTTCTGACTGTCTAAGAGTTGGAGCGGTTGTAATCTGATCAGTAGTGGTTGTATCTACATTAAGAAAGTATCCTTGTATACAAGAAGCATACATTGACTTTGCCGAACCACGAGAAACAATCAAATACTGCTTATTAACAAGGCGCTTCTTAATCCTCTTAATAACATAACGACCGCCATGATTATCAGGAGATGGTTCATAGACTGAACGCTCTAAAAAGTAATACCAACCAAATATCTCTTCTGCCCATAGTTTAAATGTATCTAAAAGATGAAGATCCGTTCCATCAGTAAGAGTTAATTCGTTATCGCAATATCGAATAAATCCATTTATGGCGTCTTCGTCATAATAAATTCCAGGATCGTTTATAAGATCATCTATTCGGTTCATTTCCATTGAGATCTCTTTACTTACTGGAACTTCGCCGTTTAAAACTGCATCACGAAACTGTCCATAATATATAGGAGTTGCAGTATT